AAAGCTTGAATAAATTATATTTTGCGGTAAGACCTCTACTTTACAAGCTGATAGAACACTATTTCCCCCTTTGCAAAAAAAGTTTAGTTGAACCAGAAGATTTGTTGCAGTGTGGCTATTTTGTTGTTATTGAAGCGGTGAAATATTTTACACCTGAAAAAGGCTTAAAGTTTACCTCTTATTTGGGATATTGCGTGCAAAATGTTTGTCTTGAGGAATTAGGGTTCAGAAAAAAACAGGTAGAAACTATTTCACTTGAGACACCATTGTCAGATGATGAATCGTTAACTTTGGGAGATACGATAGAGGATCCTACTGCAGATACATACAGCTATTGTGAACTAAATGATATGCAAATAATAGTCAGACAAGAAATAGAAAGGCTTCCTTCCCGGGAGCAGTGTGTGATATATGGCATTTTCTATTATGAAAAGACAATAGAGACACTTGCCCAGGAGTTAGGATGGGAACGCGGATCAGTTATTTCAGCGAGAGATGCTGCTTTTAACCAATTACGACGCTCAAAGGCTATAAGAGAATTAAGAAAGGCCTATAACTGGAACAATAAACAGCCAAGCTACCTTGATCCGGAAAAATTAATAGTTCTATTGGGGGATAGCGGGCTTGAACCTATATAAGAAAAAGGAGGGGGATCATGGAGGTTAATGTCCAAGAATTCATTGAGCTTGAAGATTGTTCAATACTGGCTATAAAGAATCGTTATAAAGCTGTCAGGCGAGCTTTGAATCGATTTAAATATAAAAAATCAAGCCCCGAAGAGAGGGAAATCCTTGTGGAGGCAATGCAGAAATATAAGAGCTTAGCCATAAGAGAAGAAAAGGCCAGAATTTACAATGTGTTGTTATATTACTATTTTTCAAGTAGTCCTTTGACAGATAAACAATTGATGAAATTATTTAACATTGACCGAAGGACCGTATATAAGGACATAGACAGGGGCGTAAAGGACCTGACGGTAATTTTATATGGTATCGGCGGGATAGAGTTGCTCCCTGAAGAGGAAAGTCCGGCTTTTATAAAAGCTAAACTCCAGGAGGCAATTACAAAAAAATTAAATGAAGAATTTGGAAGGGGGTGAAAATAATGTTTTATCCTACTGCAGAGTTTAGAAATGAGGAAAGAGCTAAGTACATCGAAAAGCAAAAACAACGCCGGGAGCTACAGCGGCAGCAAGAGGAAAGGATAGCTGCAGCAAGAAAGACGGCTGAAAAGGCACCACATGAGACGGCCATGGACAAGCTGAAAGAAACCAAAAAGCTGGTTAATAGTATTCAGATAGGCAGTCCTATGAACGAAGAATACATAACCGCTGCACTAAAGCGAATATGCGACATTTTGGACTTTTGCTTGACTGAAATCAGGCCAGAAAACAGCTCGGAGGAATAGTCCGGGAAGCTATAATCAGAAAGGAGGGATAACGTGAAAAGCGGAAAGTCAAAGGGGAAAGGCTTTATAAGTGCATTAGCCGGCAGTTGCCTTTTCTGTGTCAGAGCTCCTCCCTCCTAACGATCAATCAAATAAAAAATACTGCAGAAAGGAGGAAAGAGAATGGCTGAGACTTATAGGATAGAGATACCGATAAACATCAAGGATAACACAGAGCCCGGAGTGTCCCAGGCCAAAAATAAGCTGAATGCCTTTGATAAAGCAAGTCAAAGGACCCAGGAACGGCTGGAGCAGATGAATAAAACAAAATACCAGATCGTTCTTGACGCGCTGGATAGGGCGTCAAGCATTGTCGGTAAAGTTTCATCAAAAGCACGCAGCATAGCGGGTAAGACGTTCAGCTTTACGATGAAAGTAATCGACCTGGCCACGGCACCATTAAGAAGCCTATGGAACTTTGCGACTTCCATCCAGGGAGCTATACTCGGTGCGACCGGCGCTTTTGCCGGCATTTATAAACCGATGGATATAGCCGCGGATTTTGAGCAGACACAGATAGCGTTTGAAACCATGCTGAAAAGCGCCGAGAAGGCCCAGCAGTTCCTGAAGGAAGCGTCAGAGTTTGCGAATAAAACACCGTTCGAATTTCCGGAACTGATCAACAGCAGCAAACTCTTAATGGCCTTCGGATTTGAAGCGGATAAGGTGCTGGATATGCTGAAAACCATAGGCGATACGGCCAGCGGCCTGGGAGCCGGTTCTGAAGGAATAGACAGAATCACCAGGGCCCTCGGCCAGATGCAGGCCAAAGGGCGAGCGCAGACAGAAGAACTCTTGCAGCTCCAGGAGCTCGGCGTGCCAGCTAACCAGATCCTGCAGGAAGAGCTCGGCCTCACCGGAGAGCAGATAGCGAACATCGGTAAAGAGAGCATAGAAGCGGCAAAAGTTATCGATGCATTGTTACGAGGCATGGATAAGCGCTTCGGCGGAATGATGGACAACCAATCCAGGACGGCCAAAGGTATGATCTCAACCCTTAAAGACACTCTCCAAAACTCACTCTTGAGGCCATGGGGACAAGGCTTGTGGGAAGGCGTAAAGCCAGGACTTGAAAAGATCACCACCTGGATAGACGAGAACCAGGATATCATCGCTCAATGGGGAGAGGCCTGGAAGAAAGCCGGAGCAAATATCTCCAAATGGGTAATGGCCAGAGTGGACGCCTTGAGAAACAGCATACAGCGCATGGTCAACTCCAAGGAATGGAAAGACGCTAAGAACTTCGGAGAAAAGCTGAAGATTGCCTGGGATAAAATCATAGCGCAGCCGTTCAACGAATGGTGGAATTCAACCGGTAAGGCCTGGCTTGCAGACAAAGCCGGTAAAATCGGCGAAGGAATAGGAACTGCACTCTCTGCAGGATTGCTGGCCATACTCGGAATTGACGCCAGGGGCGCCGTAGAGGACGGGACCAGCATAGGAGCTTCATTCGCTGAAGGTTTTACACGTGGATTTGACGGCAAGAAGGTAGGCGAGGCAATCCTGAACGCCATAAAGGGCGTATTCAAAGACGCAGGAACGCTGCTTCCAGGAGGAGAGAAACCAAGTAGTACATCCTGGCTGTCGGCCGGCGCAATAGCATTGGCCCTTCAAAAGCTCGGAATTTTCAAGCTGATTGGGAAAGGCGGTAAAGGTTTGATTAATCTCCTCGGAAAAGGGAGCAAAGATGGAGTACCGGCAGCAACAGGATCTCTTGTCCCTGACAGCTTCATAACTTCCACTATGGCCGTCACGGCCTCCGTAGTTTACATCAATGGCCCAACGATTGGAGGAGGCGGAAGCGGGGGCAAAATCATAAACAACATTCCAAGCTTACCTGGAGGAGGACCCGCGACAATACCGAAGCTTCCTGGAGGAGGAATGCCTCTTGCTTTACCGGGCGCCGCGGGAGCGGCAGGAAATGCTATAAATACTGTGAAGCTTGCTAATGGCACATACGTAGCGTCCGGAGGTGCATTAACAACAGGCCTGGCCAAGTTAGGAGTAGCACTCGGAAGCGGAGCAACAACTGCCGGCGGAGCTGCAGCTGCAGGCGCCGCAGGGATAGCCGGAATTATAGGCGGGATCCTCGGACTTGGTAGCGCAGGAATTGATGTTTATCAGGGAATAAAAGCAAGCAAAGCAGGCAATAACAAAGTTGCTAAAGATGAGTATGTAACCGCAGGAACCAAAGCAGGTATGGTCGGAACAGGCGCTTTAATAGGTACTGCAATCATGCCTGGACTTGGAACTTTAATCGGTGCAGGAATAGGCGGCGCAGCGGCGCTTTTAACCGGAGATAAAGCCGGCAAAGCCCTATCTGACGCAACGGACAAAGACGGAGCTTTATCAAAGTTCTGGGAAAATACCAAGACATGGGCAAGTAACACATGGGACTCCATCAAGACAGGAGCTTCAAATGCCGTATCCTGGATCAGTGACAAGTGGAGCGGCTTCAGTGACTGGTTCGAAACTTCGATATGGACCCCGACAAAGGACGTTGGTATTTCAGCAATTAATATCGCAGCAGGAGCATGGAGCGAGGCAAGAGATTGGATCGGAGACAAATGGAGTGATTTCTCCGGGTGGTTTGACGTATCGATATGGAACCCGGTACGCAATGCAGCGCAAGCAGCCAGTCAATGGGTAAGCGACCGCTGGAACGAGGCAAGAACATGGATAGGCGAGCGCTGGTCCGACTTTTCAACATGGTTTGAAGCGTCAATATGGACCCCAGTCAAAACAGGAGCCCAGGCTGCAGGCCAGTGGGTGAGCGAAAGATGGAACGAGGCAAAAACCTGGGTAATCGAGACATGGGGAGCTGTTTCAGGTTGGTTTGATGAATCGGTCTGGCAGCCGGTAAAAAGCGCAGCACAGACAGCAGGAGCATGGCTGGGAGAACAGTTCGCAGCAGCAAAGAATGCCATAAGCGAAGCCTGGTCCGGAGTGTCGGGATGGTTTGAACAGAAAGTCTGGGAACCTATCAAGAACGGAGCAACCAGGGCATGGGAATGGGTAGGCGAAAAACTCGGCGGTATCGGCGAGTGGATCGGCGACAAGTGGCAGAGCTTCAAAGACTGGCTCGGAGGCCTGGGCCAAAAAGGATCGAAAGAAACCGGCCTGACGACCAGCAAGGGCAAAGGCAGCATCCTCGAACATGCATGGGGCGGAATTATAACGAAGCCGCACATGGGTATCGTGGCCGAGAATGGAGCTGAAGGAATTATTCCATTGAGCCCGAGCAAGAGACAACGAGGCCTCGATTTATGGCAGCGGACCGGTGAACTCCTTGGCGTCAGGGCCTACGAAGACGGCGGAATAGTAGGCGAGGAACCGGACGAAATCCCGGTAGCGCCTGCAACCGGAAAAGCCGGCCAGAACATAACCATAAAGGTGGAAGTCAAAGCAGAGCCTAAATTCACGATTGAAGGCGGCGGAGACAACACCGATGAAAACAAAGTGGTGGCCATACTGAAGGCTTATATCCGCGAAATGACTGACGACATCGGAGACGAGCTGGCAGAAAGACTGGCCCGCATATTTGCAAATATGCCGGTGAAAGGAGTGGCTGAAGCTTGAAGATTGATTTAGAGGGCGCTGTTAATGAGATTGTGGAGGAAATAACTTATCAGGCCAAATCAAGAGCTTTTCGTGCAGCCAACGAGCTCCGGAATCAGCTTTAACTGTCCTTCGAGGAAAGCGCTCCGGCCGTGTTTATAAACGGCCATTTTCAAAAAGCAAATACACTGCTTCAGCACCAGGAGAGCCGCCTGCAATGCGAACCGGAAACCTGCGTATGAGTTGGAGACCGCAATCTGCATCCGAGCGAATAGGCAAGACCGTAACAATAAAACCAGCAATTACTACTGAAGTAAAGTATGCTCCATATCTCGAAGAGGGAACCGATAGAATGGCTCCAAGACCATTTGAGGATCCTATCATCGAGAAAGCAATGCCTCGTATTAGTCAAATTTTCAAAGAGCCGTATTAGGTTTAGCCTTAAAAAGTAAAAGGGCGGAATAAAATCCGCTCTTTTGCTTTACTTGTTTGGACGGACATGTCCATATCAAAAATGCAGGCGAGAAACGGCCAGATTTGACTTGTGCGGAGCAAATTTAAAGCAGGTAAGGTAAATACCCATGCTGGCGTTAAAATTCAAAATAAAGGGGAAATACGCGCCTAAAATGCTTTCGATTATTCATGGTAGTTGAAGAGCAATAAAAAAGGCCCTGTTTTTCAGGGCTTTAAAGTGAATGATAAAAAGGTATTTTTATACATCGATGAGCTCAATCTTGAAATAAACCGTACCTGTGTAGGTGCCATACGGTGTAGAACTGGTAATTTGAGGCTTGAATTTTAGAGCTCCATATGCCTTCGGACTTGTGTTACCATCAGTAAATGTTGCAACGAGTTCACTTAATCCAGTGATATCCTCAAAAGAGCTACTGGAAGGCAGTCCACGCAGAATTCTGCAAGATATTCTTTGCTCGTTTTCGGTTCCTTTGTCTTTGCATAAATAAAAATTGCCGCCGTTTTCATATGTAGCTGCACCATCGATAGTTATTCTGACATTTTTATTACTGCCAATATCCATTGTATTGGCTGAAAATATGAATTTGTCACCATCGTTGATGGATATAGAGGCGGGTATATTAATAGAGTACTCGGGTGAATAAGTGTACGATACCGCTATACTTCCGGATGTCTGGTTTGCAAAGGCATTCATCGGTGATATACTGCAGATCATTATAGTTGCAAGCAGAATAGCGAATATTCTTTTTATCATGGCTCAACCTCCAATTTAAAAATAGTTTTCGCGCCGTTCAGTTCTTTGATTTCCTCCATGCCATAGCATGAATAACTCAAGATGGCACCTTCGTATATTCCGGGCTTTAGCTCCTGAGAGATTTCAATAGAGGTAAGGACCTGCCCGGGCTCAAGTAAACCAGACTCCGGATCGTCGAATCATCTGCCGGGCATGAATCTGAACGGCCAGCCATAACATCTTCTATAAGTCTGGCTTCATAATGCTTTTTAGGAGCCATAAAATCCGGAAGCTCAAGATGCAGTTTCCCGCAGCCTGGACACTTTAACCGGCGCAATCGGTACCAAGGGAGCGCTGTTGGCTGGCATGGAGCGGCTTCCGCTCCGTGCATATTTTCTGCTTCTTCTTCTGTTTCTGTTACTGTTATTGATCCTGTTACTGTTACTGTTACTGGTTGCCCTAACCGTTCTTGTAACCGTTCAATTAACGGTTGTATAAATGGTTTATCAAACTGTTCAATAACGGTTAAAAGTGAGCGAAATAAGTGTGTTTCGGGCAATTCGTTTAATTTTTCAATAGCATGCTTAACCTGGTTCGGATTTTCTAACGGGTTATGTTTAAGGTAGTTTTTAACAAGTACCACATGGGAAAGTGCGTCATATGCTATGCCGCCAGTCTTTAACAGTTCTTCTAACGCTTTCTTGAAGGGAAAGATCTGGATTATTACCGAATGGGATAGATCTGCGACAACAATCCTCTTCCCAAGTGAATATTAGCGGCCATAGCTCTTCCATGTCATACAATAGGACAATGACATCAAAGCTACACCAGAAACACAAAGAGAGCCTCCAGGACTTTATCCCGGTAGAGGCTCTCTCTTTTATATAAACGCTGAATGGCTTAAGTATTACCACTGGGCATATTTTGAGCGGAATCTTAATGGACAGATAACTTTCTTATTTTTATTTTAGGACAGTTGAGGAAAAGGAATATTCAATAACCTCATAATCTCCTTTTCAGACTCAAGAACGCGTTCGGCAATAAAGTCCATAAAAGGTTGATCATCTTCATGAGCCCGCTCCAGTAAGCTAATATACTCATGTCGCAAGACCGGCGGAATTATGGCCAGCATATAAC